GTCGCCCACCTGATGCGATAGCCAGCACATCAAAGCTGTAGTCCATTGTCACCAGCTCGGTGGTAGGCCCACCAACATCACCCAGCACGGTCACAGCACCATTGCTGGCCACGGTCACCAGTTTGGTGCCCATCACGCGATAGCAGACGCCATTCCAGTTGATGCCGCCACGGTCAATGCCTGGGCCTGTGCCGTTGGCCACAATGCCATCGCCAGGCCGCAAAAAGCCATTGCTGATGCCTGACGCCTTTGGCACCGGCACCATGTTCACAGGGTATGCGGTGCGCAGCTCTGGTGTGCTGTCAGTGTAGATGCCGCTTAGGATTGGAACTTGCATGGCATCACTTTTTGGCTTTGTTGCGTGCTGAGATTGCCTTGGCCTTGGAGCGTGCGTCCTCCTTGGAGCTTGCGCCCCAGGCCTTCAGACTGAGCAGCAGCCTGGTCGGCTCGCCGTTTTTCATCTCTGGGCCAGGCATGTTTCCCATTCGAGCCAGGAAGCTGGCTCGCCTTGGGTTGTCGCCCGACTTAACAGGTGGCTTGATGTTCTGGCCTGCAGCTTTCAAGCTGGCGCGACCAGCAGCGTTCAAGCCGCCCTTTGGGTTCTGCCCTTCTTTGCGCTGCCATGCCGGTGTTTTCATCTGTACCTCGCCACTTTTGCGGCCACCTTCTTGGGCTGCTTTGCAAACTGTTTTCCCTTGGATGTGGCCTCGCGCTTGGCGCGGGTTGTTGCAGCGTACTCAGCCGGGGTCAAAGCCTTGATGGCCTTCTCAGGCAGATAGCGCTCTCCCGTCTCGCTGGACGGCTTGCCAGACTTGGTGCGCCAGTTCTGTGCGCTCCAGTCCTTGAGCGATTTCTGCGTGGCCTTCATGACTTATAACCTCCACCTTTGGCCTTGTACTGCTTGGCCAGCAACTGCGCCTTGCGAGCTGACCACTGCCCAGCTTCAGTGCCCTGCACAGCCTGCCCTTTGATCTTCTCGAACAGGTTCTTGCGCATAGTCGGCTTGGTATAAACAGCCGCCTTATTGACAGATGACTTGGGCTTGGTGGCCATCACGCAACCACCGCACCACGGAACCCAACAACCCACCAGTCAGTGCCAGCAAACTGGAGAGTTACTGAATCTCCAACGGCATTGAAGGTGATCGTGGTAGCACTTCCAAGATTGGCTGGAGTCAAAACACCAGTATCGCCACCAGCCGCTTCTGCGACATAAATAATTGTTTTCAGTTGCCCCTGTGCGCCATCAGCAAGAGTCAACGCATTGCCAGTTGCAGTTGAAGTAAAAGCAGTGACAAGACTTGTGATATTTACCGCACCTGGGCCACTCAATGCCTGAACTGTTGCAGATGCCCCTGTACCGCCATTGGCAACTGGCAGAGCGCCAGTCACGCCTGTGGTTAGCGGCAACCCAGTACAGTTTGTCAATGCCCCAGACGTTGGAGTCCCGAGAATTGGGGTCACCAGCGTTGGTGTGTTTGCAAATACATTTGCGCCTGTGCCAGTTTCATCGGTCAACGCAGCGGCAAGATTGGCGCTGCTTGGGGTTGCCAAGAAAGCGGCCACGTTTGAAGCTAAACCAGATATGCCAGTTCCAATCGGTAAACCAGTGCAATTGGTCAGAGTACCTGATGTTGGCGTGCCAAGGATTGGTGTGATTAAAGTCGGGGTGTTGTTGAAAACCAGCACGCCTGTGCCGGTCTCATCGGTCATTGCCGCACGCAGATTGGCGCTGGTGGGGTTTGCCAGCCAAGTTTGCACACCAGCGGCATAAACCGTCTCAGCGTTAATCTGATACCAGGAATTCGTTGCCTGATAGAACCTGATTGCTGTTGCGGTGCCAGCGGCCAGCGAAGTCACGCCACCAAAAATAGCAGTCGCACCATTGAGCGCAATGGTCAGCGAGGTGATCTCTTGCGTGGTCGTAATCAGCACCGTGGTGCCATCAGGCACGCCAGTGTTCAATGGCAGGGTGATCGTGCCAGTGGCCAGTGTGCCAGCAGGCTGCAGGAGCATCCACTGGTCATTGCTGACGGGTGTTGGCACAGTGATGTTAAAGCCTGTGCCTGGAACGTATAGGTTCGTCGCCAAGGTCGGAGATGCAAACGTCTGCTGGAAATATTGCAGAAGCTGCGTGACCGAGACCCTGCGTGCGTCACCATTGTTGGGCACATAGATCGGGAGCTGATCGCCACCGGATACTTGAGAAATGGGCGATAGTTGATTGATCGTGGGCATGACTGCTGTTCCTCAGTAGTATTCGATTGGGCCGTCTTGACCGGCCAGGACGGGATCGGCTGGTGGACGAATGAATGGATTGTCGTAGACGCGCCAGGGCTTGTTGCCTGCGCCTGCTGGCATGGTGCTGGGCAGTTGCTGCTCCATTGGCATGGCAGCACGGGACAGGAGCGTGTTGTACGACTCCTTGGCCGTGGCCTTGGTGTCAGGCATCACTTGCTTGCCGTAGCTCGGGGCCAACTTGATGGCCAGGTTGGTGTAGATGGCCTCGTTGGAGCTGTCGGGCACGTTGGTCTGCTCGTCCAGATCACTGTCCTGGGGGCTGGATGGCAGCGGGTATGACAGACGAATGCCCAAGGCATTCCAGGCGGCCAGCATGGTGTCCAGCCTGCGCAGAGCAGACTGCATTTGCTCTGGGCCAAGGTCGAAGGCATAGGAGGCCAGGCCAATCTCATCGAAAGCCTGCTCAATAAATTGGCGCTTGGTCCATCCCATGTCATTCTCCTGTAGACAGTCTGTCTTGGATCAATTGTCCCAGCTTTTTGTCCTTTGTGCGACCATCAAACCTGATTCCAAGTTCTGTGGCCTTGGCCTCCAGCTCAGTGCGGGTTGGGGGCGCATCGTCCTGCGGTGCAGCTTGCACCTCAATGATTGGGGCATCAATGCGGGATGGGTAATACTGCTTGATCGCTTTGCGCTCAAGCATCGCAATCTTTTTGGCTTTGCGCTTTTGCAGCCGCAACTCTCGCCACGGGGCGAGAGTTTTGGTCTTGACGATTGCGGCTGACTTAATCATTTCATTTTCTTCATCGGCGCTTTGCTTGGCTTGCCTGCGGCTTTTGCTGCCTTGGCTGCCGTGCTGAGTGCCATTGCAACAGCTTGCTTTTGTGGCTTGCCCGATTTCATTTCCATCGCAATGTTCTTGCCGATGGATTTCTGAGAGTAACCTTTGGTCATTGGCATTTCGTTCTCCAGTTAAAAAAACAGGCCAACATCTCTGCTGGCCTGTCTTGGTTTAGCCGCCGATGCGGTAGACGACGAAGGTGTTAGCCGCAGTCTTGCGGCAACGGAAACGTGCAGATGCACCAGCCGTAGCAGCAGTTGCGGCAGAACCAACGATGGTTACATCAGTATTGACCGTGAGAGTCAAAGCAAATGCAGCCAAAGTGATGACGCTGAAGTCGAACGAATCACCAATTGCCCACTCAGTTGCCAGATCAAGGTTTGTACCTGTTGGCAACTGGATGTCACGGCTTGCCGTAGGCGTTGCAGTGATGATGCCAGTCAGCACGTTGGCAGCAGTTGCCGCCATCGAGCCGCCATCAGCAATGTTGGCTGGCGCGCCCTGGGGCTGCCAGTTGCCGTTGTTGCTGATGTCAGGTGCAACGCCCACCGAGTAGTAAGCGCCCGATGCACCGGCCTGGATGGTCACGATAGTGGCATTGGTGAATGCGCCTGACACATAGGTGGTGTTCTCGACCACTTGCAGCAAATCCTGCGAATCAGGGAAATTGGGGAAACCAACTTCCTGAAACACATTTGCTGGTGAGAAGGCCTGAACAGCGATTTTCTCGCCAGCAGGCACGGTAACAACAGCAGTGCCCTGAGTGAAAATTACTTGATAGCTCATGATGACTCCTTATGCTTGACCGAACAGCAAGATGCCAGACATTTCTGGCTGCTTATTGACCACACCGAACAAGGTATCGAGACGATACTTGGTTTTCATGGTGTTGACATCGTATTGCTTCTGCATGACCAGCTCGATGCCTTGGTCGGTGCTTGCACGCATCACTGCGACACCAGCATCAGACGGGACAGCGTAACGGCCAGGCAGAATCTCCAGCGCATCTTTCTGCCAGAAGCAGTTGATGGGTGCTGCAGCCACGTTCAGGCGCGTGATGGTGCGGCCAGAAGCTGGGGTCACGATGACGTTTTGATACTGCAACTCAGCGTCAGTACCGCCCTGGGCCGAGATGATCGGGGGGGTGATGACGCAGGTCGTGGCGTTAACCACTTGCACCACACGGAAGGTCTTGGCAAAGCCAGTCCCCTGTTTGGTGATGTGATGCACAGCCTCAACGCCTTGAATCTGGATCGGCGTACCGGCAGGCAGGTCAGTGGTGCTGGAGACCGTGATGGTCTGGAAGCGGTTGTCCACGTTCTGGGTCTCGCCGGTAGCAGCGGTCTGGGTTGCTTGCGGAACGTAGTAGTTACCGGCAGCAGCCAAGGTGCTCATCGTCGGGTCTGAACCAGTGCGAGCTGCGATGCGGTTTGCGTAGTCCAGCTTGTAGGTGTCAAAGCCTGCAACCATGCCGACATAAGAACGCTCGAAGGCGTTGTTCGACTTGTTGCCAGCAAAGCTGCGGGACACAGATGCACCGCCAGCGCCACCAGCAATGTTGCCAGCGATGCCGTTGTAGTCGCGTGAGGACAGGGCCATGTAACGATCAAAGGATTGGACGCCCTGCTCGTTCATGATGCTGTCGCACAGGGCCACATCGTCGTAGTCACCAGCAGCGGTGTTCACGGTCACGACCAGCGAGCCTTGGGCTGCGGCCACGTTCATGATGGCGATGTTGATGTCGGAGGCCAGCTTCTGCTTTGCAGCATCGCCCAGACGACCTTCTTGCAGGGCATCACGCAGCTCCAGTGCGTCCAGGATGAACGGCACGGACTTCTGGAAGCCGAGCGTTGCAGGGACGGTAAGCTGGGTGTAGGCAGTGAAGTTGCCGGTCTGATCCATGCCATCGTACGACTGTGCGATGTAGGGCTGGGGACGATAGATCACGTTGTTGGTGCGCTCCATCATCGAGCCATCAGTGTTGTAGATGGACACATTGCGGGACAACACCAGAGCATCGTTAAAGCCTTCGAGGATGTCCTCGAACGCAACGCGCTCTTCTTTTGAAAAACTATTAGCCATGATTGACTCCTAAAAAAATTACTTGGGTGCTGATCGTTTCTGCGCCCGATACTGAATGACTTTCGTCATGTTGCCAGTACGGGCTGCTTCTTCTCTCAGCCGTTCGAGGGTTGAGTCCACCGCACCTGAAGATCGTCCAGTTCCCGAGACGATACGCTCTGGTGAGGGTGCTGCTCTGCGATTGGTAACTTTCAATTCTTTCTCCAGTTTCGCTACCGCAAAGGCAAACTTTACGGGGTCTTTGATGTCGGACAACTCCTTGGCCTTCTTTGGGTTCTTTCCAAGTGCGTAGACGACAAGAGCAGGATTATCTGCACCTTGCAGCATGACACCTTGCTGGGTGATGTTGAAGAGTTCCAGGGCCACGGCCTCGGCATCCTCAAAATCCTTGACTCGCAGCTCGGCTTTCGCCTTGCCGTAGCCATCCAGTTTGGCTTTCCAGGCCTTCTGCTGATTCATAACTTCAGCTTCTTGCCTGGCGCTGGCCTCGTCGGCTTGTCGCTTGCGCTCAAACCAGTCGGCCAATGCTGCCTCGAATTTATCAGCATCGTAATCGTGATCTTCCAGTTTCGGCTTTACTCCCAGCACGACCGGCTTGGTCTCAGTCTGTGCGGTTGTTTGCAGCTTGTTCTGAAGTTCGCGGTTCTGACGTTGCAATTCTCGGTTCGTCTTGCGCAGCTCGCGTACCCATTCAGGCGCATGAGTCTGTTCTTCGGGAGGTGGCGCTTCCTCACCAATGCTGACAACAACTTCCTCGGTATCTTCAGTTTCTACCTCGTCAACGGGTTCGCTGACTACGATTTCCTCTTCTTCTACCTCGACTTCGCTGTCATCAATTTCTGCCTTTTCATTCATCTTCAACCCCATCAAACTCACCCATTAAAAACGGCTGGGTGGATACCGTTAATTACATTCTCGCCCTTTTTCTGTCATCTGACAACGGGCTGCACAATCTGGCCGCGCAATATCTGCTGCACGGCCTCTGCATTTGTGAGCGCCATATTCTGGGCGGTCTCGTCAACCTTGCCGAGCGTCTCCAGCGTCTTGGCTCGGCTGAGTTCCGCATCGGCCACGGTCTTGACGGTGTTGGCACGGGCCTGGGCGGCCTTGGCGGTGGCCTCCTCTGCCGCTGCCTGTAA